CTAGCCCTGACCCTTGGTTTCACCACGTTTCGTTCGCCTCGTTTCGTGGGTTTCTTGGGCAATCTTGGGCCGGTTGCCCGTTCGTTCGCGGGCACGCTCGAAGGCTTGGTCCATTCCGTCCTGGTAGTCCGGATGGTGGTGCTGGTAGTGGGTGCGCAGCGTCTGTTCCGACATGCCAAGGTATCCGGCTGCCTCGCCGATCGGCGCAGCGCCGTGCATTAACCAAGTGGCGGCCGAGTGGCGCATGATGTGCGGCACAACCTCCGGACCAAGGCCTGCATCCTGGCACGCTTTCACCCACGCGGTGCGAATCGTGCCGGCGATGGGGCGGCCGAGGAAATGGACGACGTGGGTCGCCGGCGCCTTCTGCCCATCCGCGTTGGTGCGTGCCAGGTCGAGCCGTTCCCATCGGCGCATGTGCGCCAGCAGGCGGGGGACGATTCGAACCGGCGGCTGTCGCTTGTTGGTCTTGCGCTCGCGCGCGCCGCGCCGGTAGAGCACCCCGCGCGCAACATCGACGTAAGGCGCCTCGAGGCTCTCGATCCAACGGGCCTGCACGATCGGTGAATGGCGAGTGCCCGAGTAGATGCCGATCAGAATGAAGCGGGCGAGGTGCCGCCGGCGAGCCCGCGTCTGCGCGCGCTCGCGGTGCGTCCGGCGCAACGAGTTCGTCTTCGCATCCCAGTTCCATCCGAGGCAGGCCCACAACAGACGGGCGACCTCCGAACGCGTCAGCCACCGGTCGCGGCGCTCGGCCTTCTCCGGCAACGTGACGTGCGGGACGGCGTCGAGCGTATACTCTTTGTGATAGGCGCCGATGGCGGCCGAGAGGTCTTCCAGTTCGCGGCGGGCGGTGGCGGCCGTCACGGTGCGCAGCTTCGCAGGGTCTTTGATGCGGCGATCCGGCTGCGTCATCCGATGAGCGGCATAGCCGCGACACGTCGCGCCCTTCACCTCGTTGAGGTGCTTGTCGCCCCACCATTCGAGAAGGCGCTGGACGTTAATCGAAAGGTCTTCGAAGCTCTTGAAGGCCCGCGCATCGGCGCTCGCCTTCGGCGTTCGCTCTTTCAGATGGTGGGTGAGGATGTCCGCGACGCGCAGCGCGGAGGGGTTCGATCCGCCGACCTTCGGCGTGTATTTTCGCGTGAGGTGGCGCGCGAGCTCTCTCTCAGCGCCTTGACGGTCTCCAGCGCCGCAGCCTGTGCCGATTTCATCACCGCCGTCGAGGATGACCCATGATCCTTCGCGGCCCCGTCTCTGGCGGAGGTAGAGGCGCGGGGGCTTCGTTGGCCTCGGCATCGCTGGCGCATCTCCTTCAGGGATCTCGGCGTGACCAAATCCTTGCCCGCGATGCGTTCGGCGGTCAACGAGCCGTTGCGGATCTCCGTGCGCAGCGAAGCGACGGTGAGCGGGCCTTCGGGCCAGAAGACGCCAACGGCTTCGAAGAGCGTCATCAGCTCGTCGTCGTGCCACTCGGCCGGATCAGGTCGCGCGCGGGCGCGCATCAGCGGGTCCTTCGCCATTACTCCGCAGCCTCCATCGTCGGCGCGACGGCGAGATGCGCGCAGTTGGCCGAGACGAGCGCCGCGGCAAGCGGCGGGCATACCGAGTTGCCGCAGCATGATCCCTGCACCGTCGCCGAGATCGGCGAGCCGTCCGGACGCCGGTCGATGATGTAGCTGTCGGGGAAGCCCTGGGCGCGGAAGCGCTCGCGCGGCGTCAGCATCCGCATGCCGATATCGGCGATGGCATAAGTCTCGCCGTCGATGTCGACCGTGACGAGCCCGTGCCTCGGCTTCGTCGTTACGGTGTGCACCGGCTCATCGATCGCCTGGTTCGGCAGCGCCTCGCCGTAGTATTTCGTCAGGAAGCCCGAGATCAGAGCGGCGTGCGTACCCTGCGCCGAGAGCGTCGGCAGCGGGCCATCGGCTGGCGCATCGCGCCGGTCGCTGCCTCGCATGTTCTGAATGTGCGCGGCGACGACGGCCTGCTGAGCGCCCGCCGTAGTGAGTGTCGCGAGAGGCTCATCGGCCGGGCGGCCGGGGTTCACGCCGCCGATGCGCCGGCTGTCGCTGTTGTGCTGCGCGAGGAAGGCGGACACCACGGCGTGCTTGGCCGCGCCGCCGACCTGCGTGCCGATGGGGCGATCGATGTCGAGCGCGCGCGGCGCCTGCCCCTCGCGCTCGCCGTAGCCGGTCTGCACCATCGTCGCCGCGACGACGCCGAACTTCGGCGCGCCCGCCATGACGGTGTCGACCGGCTCATCCATGCTCGATCCGACGCCGTTCTGCGTGAACCGGGAAAGATGCACAGCCGCGACGCATCCATCAGCCTTGGCCGTCATCGTGCCGAGGGGTTCGTCGCCGCCGCGCGGTGCGCTCTGGCCCGCGCGTCCGCCGCAGCCGACCAGCGTCGGCACGATGACGGCGTTCTGATCCTTCGGGCTGGCGGTGATGGTGTGGATGGGTTCGTCGGCCGCGCGCACCGAGCCTCCATGCTGGGCGGCGGTGATGACGGGCGTGACAAGGGCAAACGAGCCCGATGTCGTCACGGTGTTGAGAGGATCCTCAAGAGAGTGGACGCCGTTGCGATCCGCCGCGCTTGCCATGTCGGTTCGGACGATCGACGGCACCACGACGCCGAGCGGCGCCGCGCCGCCGGGACGCTTAACGAAGCTGTTGGCCGTCACGGTCGCCAGCGGTTCGTCGATCGCGTGGCCGGTCGCGCCGGTCTGGAACTTCACGATGTAGGGCTTGGCCGCCTCCAGCACGTAGCGCGACACGCCGCGCGCGATCCGGCGCATGGTCGCATCGGCCAGCGGGCGCACCGCGCGCACACCGTGCTTCGCCTTGATCTCCTCGGCTGTGTCGAAGATCGACGGGCATGGCAGCGACCAGTCGATGATTTCGGCGGCCGTGCGCCACGGCAGGAGCTTGCCCTTACGGATCAGCTTCGCGTCGGCGGCGTTCTTCGGGTCGCCGTGCGTGCGCTGGGGCCACACGATCCGCTGGCCGTCGCGCCGGGCGATCATGAAGAAGCGCTTGCGGATGGTCGGCGCGCCATAGTCGCAGGCGCGCAGCTCGCGCCACTGGCAGCGATAGCCGGCCTTGCGCAGACGCTTCATCCACTGCTCGAAGATCAGCCCGCGCATTTCGGGGATGGGCTTGCCCTCGTTGCAGAGCGGGCCCCACGTGCGGAACTCCTCGACGTTCTCGAGGATGATGACATCGGGCTTCGCCTCCTCGGCCCAGCGCACCACGATCCACGCGAGATCGCGGATGTTGCGGTCCATCGGCTTTCCGCCCTTGGCCTTCGAGAAGTGCTTGCAGTCCGGCGAGGCCCAGAAGAGGCCGAGGTGCCGACCCTTCGTCACCTCCAGCGGCGACACGTCCCAGATGTTGCTGTCCAGGTGGATCGTATCGGGGTGGTTGACCTCGTGCATCGCGAGCGCGTCGGCCGAGTGGTTGATCGCCACGTCCGGCGAGCGGCCGAGCGCCGTCTCGATCCCGGTCGAGGCGCCGCCGCCGCCGGCGAAGCTGTCGACGATGAGCGGCAAGGAATGCGGGAAGGTGTGCGCGTTCATGCGTCGCTCCTCCGTTCACGGCTGGCGAGCAGCTTGCGGCCCCGTTCGGTGATGACGATCCGCGGAGCGCGGCCCTTGTAGACCTTGCGGGCGAGGCGGGCCTGCGTGAGCATCGGCGCATCGTGCAGGCCGATGTTGCCGCCCGTGCCGCGCCAGGCGCCCCGGCCGCGCGCGCAGCCGATCCAGCCCGATTCCTCGAGCTTGCGCAGGTCCTTCAGCATCTGCGCGGTGATGGGGAGTTCGTCAGCCATCGTCACACCCTCATCGGCATCAGGACGACGAGGCGGTCGGCGTCGCTGGGGTTGGAGAGGACGGCGGGCGAGCCCGCGTCGTTCATGGCCAGGCGCACACGCGCGCCGTCGAAGGTGTCGAGCGCCTGCAGGATGTACTGGCCGTTGAAGCCGATCTCGAGTTCGACCGGCGCGCCGTAGAGCGTGACCTCGTCGGTGGCGTCGCCGGCGTCTGGCGAGGCCATCGAGAGCGTCAGCGTTTCGCCGGCGAAGGCGCAGCGCACGCCGCGCCCGCGCTCGGCCGAGACCGTGCGCACGCGATCGACCGCCGCTTTCAGCGCGACGCTCTCGACCTCGACGATCTTGTCATTAGCGGTGGGTATGACGCGGACATAGTCCGGGAACTTGCCGTCGATCACCTTGGAGACGATGCGCAGCGCCTGCGTCTCCAGAACGATCCCGTTCTCTTCGACATCAATCTCGACGAGCTCTTCCTCGCCGCACGACGAGGCGAGAAGATCGAAGGCGCGCTCGACCGTCTTGCGCGGGATGATGACACCGGGCAGCTCCGCGATGTCTGCCGCGATCGGGATGCGCAGGAGCGCCAGGCGGTGCCCGTCCGTCGCCACGCTCGTCAGGCATTCGGGGTGCTGCTCGTCGCGGTGCCAGAAGACCCCGTTGAGGTAATAGCGCGTCTCCTCGGTGGAGATCGCGAAGCCGCAGCGCGAGCGCACGGCCGTCAACTGCTCGGCCGAGAGCTGGAAGGTGCAGGCGGCCTCGCGCTCGGCCGGGTCGGGGAAGTCCGCCGTCGGCAGCTCGTTGAGCTTGAAGCGCGAGCGACCCGAGGAGAGCGTCACCTGCGTGCCGCTGGATGCGAAGCGCAGCTCGGCGCCCTTGTCGAGCTTGCCGCAGATGTCTTTGAGGAGCGCGGCCGGGACCGTCGTCTCGCCGGCCTCGCCGACTGTCGCAGACGCTTCCGGCGCGGTGGCAATGGCCCAGATGTCGAGATCGGTCCCGGTGACGCGGATGCGCCCGTCCGCCTCCACCGCCAGCGCGAGGTTCGACAGGATCGGGATCGTGTTGCGGCGCTCCACGATCTTCTCGACGCGCTCGACGAGCGCGCGCAGGACCTCGACGCGGACGGTGAAGGCGACGGGCATGGCGATCAGCCCGCCGCGCCGACAGGCGTGCCAGACGCCGACATTTCCGGGGCGCCCTCGTAGACCTCGAGACCGGTCTGCGCCGCGACGTCGTTCTTGGCGTTGCGCACCGCCTCGGCGACGAGCCGGTCGACGCGGAAGAGCTTGTAGAGCCAGACGATCGAGCCGCCGACCATGCGGTAGCGCAGGCGCACGGGGATGACGATCGGGTCCTCGTTGTAGAAGAGCGGGATCATCAGGGCGAAGGCACCGGGCACGGTGAGCGGCTGACCGTCCTTGCCGGTGTGCTCCTCCTCGAAGGCGATCTTCGCCTCGCCGCTCTGCAGCTTGACGTTCTGCTTCACCTTGCCGCCGACGTTGATCTCGAGGCCGCGTGCGAGTTCGAAGATCTGCGCCGGCGTGCCGATCGCCGACACCTGCATTTCGCTCGCGTGCTGCGCGGCCTCGCCCCCCGTGAGCGTCGTCATGTCCGGCGCACGCTCCTCGATGAACTCGGCGAACTCGCGCTGGTCCATCGGCTTGCCGTCATGCTCCAGCCAGGTCTTCCACTCGTCCGAGAACGGGAAGGCGTAGTGAACCCGGTGGCGGCCAAAGCCGGCGCGGGCATCGGGCTCGATGTCGTGATAGTCGATCACCGACGTGAGCGATGGCTTGCGCCAGTCCGACTGCGCGAAGACGACGGAATGGTCCGTCTTGTGGCGGTTCGTCAGCTCAATGAAGCTCTCGACATCGCCGACATGCGCGATGCCGCGGCGGTGCTCGGGGTATTCGCGCCACTCCTCGGCGAAGCTCTTCACGCTGGCGAGCTTGGGATTGTCGCCGTGAATGACAGCGACAGGGAAGGAGTCCGGCAGGCCAGCGTCGCCGGCGGTGTCCTTGACCTCGACGATGTCGATGCCGGTGGCGCGCGCGCCGAGTGTCGCCAGCTTCTCGACGGCGTCGCCGTCCAGACTGAAGGCCTCGCCGACGGACGTGGTCGAGTTGAAGACCTGCGGTTCGGCAGAGGTATGCGTTGCGGTGTCGGACATGGCGTCCTCCTGTTGAGCGGATGGCAGGAAAAGGGTGCGGCGCCGTCAGCCGGCGTCGCGGTCGCGGATTTCGCGCGGGCCGTCGAACATGTCGGACTGGCGCGGGTGCTGGGTGGAGAGGTCGCCGTCTTCCGTGACCCAGAAGACAGAGGAGCCGAACTCCTCCTTCGGCTTCTTGGCCGTGATGTCGGGGGTGATCGTCACCATGCCGGCCTCGACCTTGAGGCCGAACTTCACGGTGACGTGGCCGGCGGCCTTACCCTTGGGCCCGGCTGCCTCGTTGAGCGCGGTCAGAGCCGCGTTCATTTCGTTCTGGAGCTTGCCGACGAATTCGCCGCCCTCCAGCATGCCGAGGAGAACCTGCGGCTCGCGCACGATCTTCATGCGACCCTCCGCACCACCGCGCGGTTGGCGATCTCGCGGGCGCGGTCGCCGTACTTGCGCAGCGCCGCGAGCGAATGGCCGCGGTTGAGGAGATCGACCTCTTCCGCGCAGCCCTTGGCCGCCGCGATGTCGATCATGTCGTCGGACAGCCGGCGCACGACGGCGTCTTCCGCGGTGACGGGGCCGGGCGCGGCCTTGCGGCGGGCCGTGGGCGCGTTGGCAGCGGCGAGCGCAGCCTTGCGCGCCTGGGCGTTGGCGACGAGGGTCGCGGCGTCGATGTTCATGCGAGGTCTCCTCTGGTGATGCGGCGGGTGCCGCGCGGGCCGGGCGAAACCCGGTCGAGCTTGATCTTGGTGATGCGGGCACCGGGCTCGCGCTGGACGGCGAGCTTGCGGGCGGCGTCCGGTGTCTCGGCCGTGACGAAAACGGGTCCGCGCCCGTCGAAGTGGACGCGGAAGCCAGCCATCAGTCGGCTCCGATGATCGGGAAGTGCTCAGGCTTCAGGTTCTCGCCCGGATCGAGAGCGCGTTCGGCGCCGGCGCGGGTGAGCGTGAAGATCGGGTCGCCGCCGGAGAGCGGCGAGGCGCGGTGCTGCCGCGCGAAGCCAGCCTCAACCATTTCGCGCAGTGTGACGAAATCGTCGCCGCCTTCGCCGGCGACGTAGTGGTTGCGGTAGGACTGGCGGCGGCGACCATCGAGGCCGAGGGCATGACGCGCGATCTCACGCTGAGCGGGCGAGAGCGCGGTCGCGGCAACTGCCGAAGCTGTGGCAACCGGCAAGGCTGACCCCGTCGGCTTTGCCGCTTGCTTGGCGCGGATCTTGAGGACGATATCGGGCTGCGTGATGCGATCGACTTCCCGGCGCGCCTCAGCATCGATGTCGATCCCGTGCACGTTGCACAAGGCGGCGAGCGTCACCATCACGCCGCCCACTTCCTGCCCGGGCTCTCCGACAGGACGACCGAAGACGTAATCGACGAGTGCGTGTCCGCGATCGGCCGTCCAACCAGTCGCCTGCGCCAGTTCCAACGCCTCTTCGATGAACCGGTCCGCCCGCTCGGTTTTGTCGGCACTGACCTCCTCGCCGAAGCAGTCGATCATCCACGCCCCGACGCGTGTCTGGTGGTCTCGCATCAGATCACCCCCATCGCGATGAGGATGACGACGGCGCCGAGGCCGCCGAGCGGGAGGCTGGCGAGAGAGGCGAGGGCGTGAAGCCAGCCGCCGGTCTCGACGCTGCCGTCCTGAGGGTTCGGGAACAGCCACTCGATCATGAGAACGCCCTCGCGAGCGTGCCGTGGGCATGGATCAGCGCCGCGCCGGCCAACATGCCGACGCAGGCCGCGCCGACCAGCGCCACGAGGACGGTGCGGGCGGGCCACATGACCTCGCCGCTGGCCGGCGCCGGGTCGAGCCAGACGGCCATGCCGGTCTGGCTCGCATCCGTCAGCCGCTCCTCGAGCGAGCGGTCGTCACGGAAGGCGCGCGCCCCCGACGGGAGGGCGGACAAGGCCCCTCCGATCAGGGGCGCCGCGCCACCGGCAGCGCGGGAGGAAACGCGGCCGGTATGGGGAAGGGAATGGTACAACACCGAAAACTCCAATCCGGGTCGGGATTGAAGCAAGTAGCCATATCGGCTACGGCATTGTCAATAGGGTCGTAGCCGTATTGGCTACTCCTCCCTGGTGACCGCGTAGCGAACTCGTCCGACTATGCGGACGATCTCATCTTCGACTTCGCCGTCGAGTGAGATTGGCTTCTGCCAGCGTGGGTCGTCCGACTCGGCAATCAGCCAAAGCCCACCTTCGGGGTCGCGATGGAGGCGCTTCACAGTGCCTTCAATAGTCCCGTCCGGTCGCTGGCGTTCGACGACGTATCGCGCGCCTGGCTCCGGCGTAGCGTGGTCATCCCACGGTGCCGTAAATATCAGGACGGTGCCGTCCGGATATCGCTTGTTCATGGACGTGCCGCGAGCTTCGCGGGCGTACAGCGGCAGGTGCCGGAAGCGCTCGTCGTCCGGCACGGCTACGTCATACCAGTCGTCACGGTCCGGCCAGTCCAGCGATTCAACGAACGCGCCAGCTTGTACGGCGCCGCGGACTTGGACGCTCCGCGTGCGTGCGGGCGGGATGAGAATTTCGATCGGTGAGACGCCAAGTGCAGATCCAAGTTTCTCCATCCATTTCGTCGTCATGCCCATCGTTCCCGACGCGAGCTTAGAAATGGTTATCGGATGAGCATCGACAGCTTCGGCCAGCTTCTCGCGAGAGAAGCCGCGTTGGCGCATGATTTCGGAGAGGCGGTTCTGCATGGCGTGACCGTAGCCAATGCGGCTACGCGCGAAAGAGCCGTATCGGCTACTTTTGCTTGACATGGGGGTAGCCGATATGGCTACTTCCGTCGCTATGAGCACGGTCGACCTTTCCACGTGGCGGATTACCGCCGGTAAGAACCTCCGCGAGATTGCGGAGGCGCTTGGCATCGGCGGGGCCAACCCCGGCCGAACGCTTCAGCGTTACGAGAACGGATCGCGAGCGTGTCCGCTTGATCTCGCGGTTGCGATCCAGACGCTTACTGAGGGCGCCGTCACGCCGGGAAGCATGGCCGCTACCCGCGCGGCTTATCTCCGTGATCATGGTCAGGCCTTCACCTCGTCCGATGACGGCAAGAATGGGGCTGAGGCGGCGTCGCGTCACGTGAACGACGAGGCCGCCGGTTCACATGCGGAGACGGCGCGATGATCGGCCGTCCCTCGACCCTCCAGATGCGTAACGCGCTGAAGTTCGCCACGCGATCCGCGCTGTTCGCCGCCGGCGACGCCGCCGCGCTCGTGCGGGACAAGATCGTGCGCGTCGGCGAGACCGCTCTGTCCTACTGCCACTCGGCGAAGGAAGAGCACGCCGACCGCTTCGTCGCGCTCGACACCGCGCTCGATCTCGACTTCGCGGCTGGGGAGCCGATCCACGCGCGAGCGCTTGCCGGCGCGCAGAACTATCGCCTCGAGCCGATGGACGCCCCGATCTCCGACCTGCCGGTCTGCGATCGCACGATTGCCCGGCTGGGTCGTGCCGTCTCGGAGGCCGAGGCCTGCCTCTACCAGGCGAACGATGACGGCGAGATCAGCGCCACGGAAGCGCTGACCGCCGACGCTCTCCTCGCGGTCGTCGAGCGGAAGGTCGCGGACATGCGCGCCCGGCTGATGCGCAACGCGCTGCCAGCAAAGGGGGCGGGTGAATGAGCACCGTGATCGACATGCCGCGCGCGCCGGTTGTTCGCGACCCGAAGGCGGATGCCTTTCGGCCCCTGCCGGGGCAAGCGCCTGCCGCGCTCGAGCATGCCAAAGGCTGCCGCTGGCCGGTGCATCTCGCCGGCAATCCGATGCGGGAGGTTGCGCGCCTGTGCTGCGACGCGCCTCGCGACGGCGGCTCCTACTGCGCGACCCACACCCGTATGGCCGCTGGCACCGGCACGCCCGCCGAGCGTCGTGGCGTGCCTGCGGAGTATGACCTGCGGAGGTTCAAGCGATGATGCGTGCCATCGAACCGATGAGCCTGCCGGATTTGGCGCCTGCGGCGGTGCCAGAATGGCGCCCGGAGTTTCGCTGGGTCGATCCCCGTATCCTGCTGGTCGACGATGCCTACCAGCGCGGTCTCTCCTCCCGATCGGTCTCGTTGATCCGCCGCGTCGTCGGGCAGTGGAGTTTTGCGGCCTTCAAGCCGCCCGTGGTGGTAGACGTGGAAGGCTCCCTGCACGTTGTCGACGGGCAGCACACGGCCATCGCCGCGGCCAGCCATCCGGAGATCGTCACCATTCCGGTGATGGTGATCGAGGCTGCCGCCGCAAATGCGCGCGCCGATGCTTTCGTTCGCCACAACCGCGACCGCATCGCAGTGACGCCGATGCATCTGCACCATGCGATGGTCTTGGCCGGCGACGAGGACGCGCAGACGATCGCGCAGGTCTGCGAGCGGGCTGGTGCGACCATCCTCCGGCATCCGCCGAACGGGCGATATCGCGTCGGGGATACGATGGCGGTCGGATCGATCCGCAGCCTCGTCGAACGGCGGCACGCGATGGGTGCGCGCCGTGTGTTGCAGCTTTGCGTCGAGGCCGGACTCGCCCCGATCGCCGCCGGTCATATCAAGGCCGTCGAGCGCCTGCTCTTCGCCAAGGAATACGCCGGCACAATCAGCGAAGCCACGATCAAGGCCGCTCTCGGCGATCTCTCGCGGATCGAAAGGGATGCCGCCCGCTTCGCTGCAGAGCACCGGGTGCCGATCTGGCGCGGCTTGGCGTCCGTGATCTTCCAAGGGCGAGGGCGTCGCAATGGATGACGCCGCAATAATCGACGCGCTCGAGCGGCAGGTCTGTGCGCTGCGCGACCGTGTCGAGGAACTGGAGGCCATCCTCGCCCCCGAATTCGACGTTCCTGCCGAGTGGTGTCTAACGCGCCGTGAGCGACAGGTTCTCTCCGTTCTCGTCGCTCGACCGAGGGCGACACGCGAGGCCGTCGCGACGATCGTATACGGCCTCGCGCGGGAAGAGGAAGTCGAGAACCCTGCGGTGGTGATCGAGTCGCATGTCTCGAAACTGCGGCGGAAGCTCAAGCCCTACGGCATCGCAATCATCTCGCGCCGCTTCGATGGCTACTGGCTCGAAGACCGCAAGGCGGTGCGCGATCTCCTCGGGGTGGCTGCATGACCGCCCGATCGCCGGAAATGGACGCCTTCGTCGAGGAGGCGCGCGCGATCTCGATCGAGGCGGCCTTCGAGCGCTGCGGCTTCTCGCTCTCGACGCTGCGCCGCGCCAGCCATGAGTATGTCGGCCCGTGCCCGCGCTGCGGCGGCAAGGATCGGTTCCAGCTCAACCCCTCGAAGAACGTCTTCCTCTGCCGGCAGGGCGGGGCGGGCGGCGACGGCATCGCGCTCGTCGAGTATCTGACGGGCGAGAGCTTCCTCGACGCCTGCGAGACGCTGCTCGGCCGCGACCGGCCGGGGCCTGCGAAGAGCGCCGAGGAGCTTCGCGACAGTGCCGCGCGCCGACGCGAGGCCGAGGCCCGCAACGCCGCCGCCCGCGCCGAGAGCGAAGAGCGCGCCGCCCGGCAGGCCGACGAGAGCGCGCATTATCGCCGCCGCGAGCTGGAGCGCTGCCTCGACATCTGGGCCGAGGGGCGGCCGTTCCCCGGCAGCCAGGCCGAGCGGTATCTCGCGCTGCGCGGGCTCGACCCTTCGCGGATCGACCCGGCCTTCCTGCGCTGCGCGGCCGATCTGCCGTTCTGGGGCCGGGATGCGGGCGGGCGCAACGCGCAGCTGCACCGCGGCCCCGCCATGCTGGCGCTGTTCGTGCGGCCCGACGGCGGCAGCGCTAAGATCATCGGCATTCATCAGACGTGGATCGACCTAGACGTGCCCGGCAAGGGGCGGCCGACGATCACCGACCCGCAGAACGCGGGCGAGACGCTGCCCTCGAAGAAGATGCGCGGCTCCAAGGCCGGCGGGCTGATCCCGCTCGTCGGCCGTCTCTCCTCGGCGCGCCGCATGGTGGCCGGCGAGGGGATCGAGACCGTTCTCGGCTTCGGCCAGCGCGAAGGCTTTCCGGAGGGCACGTTCTACTGCGCTGCCGGCGACCTCGGGAATTTGTGCGGCAAGGCGACGAAGGACAGCCGCATCCGCCACCCGCAGAAGGTGAATATCGGTAAGGGCGGGCGGCGCTTGCCCGTGTTCGTGCCTGGCGAGGCGCCAGATCTCGACAGCGTGGCGATGCCGGTGCCCGACCATGTCGACGAGCTCGTCCTCCTCGGCGACGGCGACAGCGACGCGGTGATGACGCGGGCGGCGATGAAGCGCGGCGCGCGACGCCATGCGCGCGACGGCCGCACGGTGCGCGTGGAGATGGCACCGGCAGGCATGGACTTCGCCGAGATGGCGCAAGGGGTGGCGGCGTGAGTGCCGACCTCGGCCTGCCGTTGTTCTCCTACGATGTCGTCGTCATCGATCCGCCGTGGCCGTGGCGGGCCTATTCCGACAAGGGCCTCGAGAAGAGCCCCGAAGCGCAATACACGACGATGTCGATGGCCGACATCGCGGCCATGCGCGTCGGCGATCTCCTCGCGCCCGGCGGCGTCCTCGTGATGTGGGCGACCTGGCCGCTGATCGAGCAACAGGCGGCGATCATGCGCGGCTGGGGCCTGCCGACCGTGACGGGCGGCGTGTGGGCGAAGCGCACCAGCGGCGGCAAGTTGCGCTGGGGCACGGGCTACGTGCTGCGCTCCGTCTGCGAACCGTTCCTGATCGGCCGCCTCGAGGGCGCGGCCATCGCGCGCGGCAAGGTGCCGAACCTCGTCGAGACGCTGACCGACGCCGCGCTCGACGGCCTTGCCCGCGAGCATTCCCGCAAGCCGGAAGAATTCTACCAGCTCGTCGAAACCCTCGTCCCGACCGGGCGCCGCGCGGACATCTTCTCGCGCCAGCGCCGCGCCGGCTGGGACGCGTTCGGCAACGAGGCCGACAAGTTCGGGGCGGCCGAATGACCGCCTCGTCAGGCATCCTCCCGCAGGCGATTGCGCGCGGCGTTGGCGAGATAGCGCGAGCGGTTCTCGCCGAGGGCCTTGGCCTGCACGTCGATGCGAGCCATCAGGTTCTCGTCCATCGAGATCGTGAACTGCCGTGCGCGGCCGGGCAGGTCCGCCGGCACCAGGGTGACGGCGACGGCATCGGCGAAGTCCTCCGCGAGCGCGGGATCGGCGCGGACCTCCTCCAGCGTGCGCAGGGCGGGAAGGGCGACCTTCTCTTCCGTCAGTGCCTCGATATGGGTGGCGAGCAACGCGCGGCCGCGCGCCAGCGCCTCGTCAACGGTGGCGCCGCCGGACGCCGCGCCGGGGAAGTCTGGGAAGGAGATGCCGTAGGTGCCGGCCTCTCCGTGGATCAATGCGACGACGTTGGTCATGTCTCGTTCCTGTCTTCGTGTGAGGCGAAGGGGCCGGGGCTACCAGCCCCAGCCCGCCGTTCTGTAGATGTTGCGAAGGGTGCCGATCGGTATCTCCTTCACTCCCGTGTCCACCGTGACCACCCCGTGACCGGGCTTGGTGAAATTGCGGTGGTCCCCCTTTCCCTTCCGCTCCGTCCAGCCATCGCCGAGCAATCGCTTGATGATGTCCTTGGGGCGTTCAACCTGTCGCTTCGGGCTCATGTCCTTCCCTCTCTGTTACGTATTTTATACGTAATTTTCAGGAGGAACGCAAGCGGCATTACGTATAAACTACGTATGTTTTGCAAGGCCGCTCCGCAATGACAGACGACCCGAAAGCCAGCGTCTCGCTGATCGCGCTCTGCGCGGCCGAGGCTGAAACCGATATCGGCAACGGCCGCCGCCTGCGCCACCGCCACGGCTCCGACCTGCTCGCCATCGCCAAGATCGGCTGGCACGGCTTCGACGGCCTGCGCTGGCGCGAGGATGAGGACGGCAGCGTCGTGCGCCCGCTGGCGCACAAGACGGCCGAGGAAATCCGCTTCGAATGCACCGAGATCATGCTCGAGGAGGGCGAGATCCTCCTGATCGAAGCGGGCGACGATGCCGCGAAGGAGATGGCCGGGCGCGAGCGGCCGAAGGCCGACGCGGAAGGTGGCGCGCGGCGGCCGTGGGAGAAGCTGGAAGCGGCTGTGAAGGAGGCCGAGCGGCTGAAGGAGAAGCTGGAGAAACGCCGGCAGACGCGCCGGGCGCACGGCAAATCCTCCTGCAACTCGGCCAAGCTCGACAACATGCTGAAGGAGGCGCAGCCCTACCTCGCCCGCACCGTCGACGCGATGAACACCGACCCGATGGCGCTGAACTGCCGCAACGGAACGATTCGCTTCGTGCGCATCGAGGACGAGGAGAGCGACCCGGAGGAGCCACGCTTTCTCTGGCGGGCGCGCCTGGACGCGCACCGGCGCGAGGACTTCATCACCAAGCTGGCCGAGGCGAGCCTGTGCGACCCGTCTTCCGGACCATCGGGCATCAACCCGGCCGAACCGGGGGAGGCGCTGTTCACCGAGGACGCGCTCGACGCGATGGCGCACCGGCTGGCGCCGACCTTCATCGAGTTCCTGCACCGCGTGCAGCCCGACATCCGCATGCGGGCCTATCTGCGACGCCTCGCCGGCTACATGCTGACCGGGCTGACGGGCGAGCAGATCATCGCCTTCTTCTACGGCATCGGCGCCAACGGCAAATCCACCTTCACCGACGTCCTCGGCAAAATCCTCTCGGACTATGCGGTGACGCTGGGCATCGAGAGCTTCACCGGCGACGTGCGGCGCGGCGGCGCGGACGCGACGCCCGACCTCGCCCGCCTCAACGGCGCCTATGCGTGCTTCGCCTCCGAAGGCGACGAGACGGCGCGCCTGAAGGAAGGGCTGATCAAGCTCCTGACCGGCGACGACAAGATCGCCGTGCGCAAGCTGCATCAGGACTTCGTCGAGATCACCATCAAGGCGAAGTTCGTCATCACCGGCAACCACAAGCCGATCATCCGCGGCGACGACGACGGCATCTGGCGGCGCGTCCACCTCTTCGAATGGCCGGTGCAGATCCCCGCCGCCGAGCGCGACCGGCACCTGCCCGACAAGCTGCTCGCCGAGCGCGACGGCATCCTCGCCTGGATGCTGGCCGGGACGCTGGAATATCTGACGATCGGCGGGCTGGCGCCGCCCGAGGAGCTGCTCGCGGCCGTGCAGGAGCACCGCGAGGATTCGGACCCTGTCGGCGCGTTCATCCGTGGCGGCTGCGATGTGACGGGCGACCCGAGCGACCGCGTCTCGCCCGGCGAGCTGCACGAGGCCTATATCCGCTTCTCCCAGCGCGAGGGCCTGACGCCCTTCGCCGCCGCCACCTTCAACCGCCGGCTGCCCGACAAGGCGAAGCAGGCATGGAAGGGGCCGGACGGGCGCATGCGCCAGTTCGTGCGCATGAAGAGCGGCGGCACCGTCTATGCCGGCATCCGCATCAAGGACGCCTTCCGTGGTGGCGCGCCCGGTAGCGGGCCCACGCCGCCCGACCGCGAGTTCGCGCCGAGAGACGAATGATGCCCACGCGCCGCCTCTCCGCACCTCTGCGACCGGCCAAGCCGACGACAGGGCAGGCGCGCCCGGCGCCCGGAAATGGGCAGCTAGGGACGCAAGCGCGCTGGCGAAACCGCTTGCTGCCCAAACCGCGAGGGTGTGGGAGGCCGGCGGCGCAGGGGTTTGGGCAGCTAGGGAGGCTAGGGAGGCAAGCCCGCGCCTTCCGCATATGCGCGCGCGACCCATGAAGAACGACGAGAGAGAAGGGGACCTCTCTCATACGTAGGGTGAAAGCTTGCCTCCCTAGCCTCCCTAGCTGCCCAACTTCGAAAATAAGCATTGATATACAGAGGGTTATGAAAATGGATAAGTGGGCAGCAAGCGAAAACGGCCGGGCGCTTCCTTCCCTAGCTGCCCAAAACGCTTGGATGCGGGGCGAACGGCAGTGGAGCGCCCCGGTTCGGCGGGCTCTGGTGGTGGATTACGAGGCCGGCGTCGAGTGGTACGCCGTGCGGACGAACCCGCAGTGCGAGGGCCGGGCCCTCGCCACGCTCGGAGAGAAGGGCTTCGACGCCTGGCTGCCGATGGGCCGCAAGGTGATCGTGCATCATCGCTCGAAGAAGGAGATCGAGCGGACCTTCCCCCTTCTCGTCGGCTACATCTTCCTCGCCATGCCTGCCGACCCGACGATGCGGCACTGGGGTGTGGTGCGCGAGTGCCAGGGCGTGAAGGCGGTGCTGGGCGTGGAAGGCGCACCGCAGGCGCTGCCCTTCGCCGAGGTGGATGCGCTGCGCCTCGCCGAGGTCGAGGAGCGCCTGCGCTTCGCGAGCGTGCGGCGCAGGCAGGCGATGGGGGTGGAGGCGTTCAAGGCAGGCGAGGACGTGCGCATCGTCGTCGGGCCGTTCTCCGGCTTCATCGGACAGGTGGTGGACGCTGCGAGCCGCCGTGCCATTCGCCTGTTGATTTCCGTGTTCGGCGGCATGAACGAGGTCTGCGTGCCCGTTGACGCCATCGAGCAAGTCGCATAGCTTCCTCGGCGACGGAGAATGCATGCCTGTTCTGAGCGGCCACGTGACACGCCGGGGCAAATAGTCGGGGAGATCGTCACCCGGCGCCATGGATACCTATGGGCTCGCGCAAGCGGGCCCTTCGTCGTTCTAGGGGTATGGCAACCCGCCCCGCAACCTTCCGACCGAAGGGCCGACCGAACCGGCAACAGCAACGCCGCGCCTATGATGCGCAGCGTCGATCTGCCCAGCCTTGGCGCGCGCTCTACAAGACGCCCCGATGGGCTGCGATCCGAGCGCAGGTGCTGGCTGACGAACCGCTCTGCGCTCGGTGCCTCGCCGAGGGCGTCGTCGAGCCGTCCACTGTGGTCAACCACGTCGAGCGCCACCACGGCGACGCGGCCAAGTTCTTCGCCGGCCCCTTCGAGGCCATCTGCAAGCCGCATCACGACCGCGACGTGCAGCGCGAGGAGCGCGCCGCCGAGAGGGCATGCCAATGACGCTCGACCTCTCGCGGTACGTCGGCAAGCTCCTGCCCGAGGAGACGTGGTCGCCGCGACCTGGTCGTCCGATCGTCGAGGAGGTCGCGCCTTCCGCCGATGTGGCCGAAATGTCACGCCGAGGGGGAGGGTGGGTCGAAAGTCGGGGGCCTCAGGGGGCGGGACCGGCGGGGTAAGTCGGTGTTCGGCGGCGCGAAATTTCAGCCGCCAACTTTTTTCTTTGACGACTTTGAAGGGCGGTGCGGTTCGCTGCGCCGGTGTTTCCATGGGCAGGCGCAAACAGGACCCGAGCCTGCAGAAGGCGCAGGGCTATCCCGGTCGCCGGAAGCGCCGGACGGATCACGAGATCGAAGCCGCCGCCGATTCGGCCGAGCGCGAGGCCCCGGCCGATCCGTTCGCGGTCCCGTCGATCTTCCGCGCCGCGCCGGCCTACTATCGGCGGGCAACGGAAATCTGGGGCGGCCAGGCCGACACGCTTCGCGCCGCCGGGCGTCGTCGTCCGGGATACCGGCATGCGCTGACGCGATACTGCATCTGGTCGCAGATGTACGAGGCTGCGGCCGAGCGGCTGCGCAAGGACTGCCCGAAGGGTCAGCTGACGGTCGAGTGGACCCCGGTCAACGGAACCGTCCGGATCATCCCGCATCCGTCGATCAAGATCATGGGGGATATCGAGCTGAAGCTCCGCGCTCTGGAGGATGACTTCGGCTTCACCCCACGCGCCGACATCAACCTCGTGCGTGTCGAGACCTTCAACCGTTCGCAGCAGGCCGATCTCTTCACGCCAGCATCCCCGAACGCACGGGGGGCGGAGGCAGATCAGCGGGACGGCGACCCGCACGACCTGATGACGGAGACCGATTCAGCGCCGCCGGCACGACTGAACTGAACCGTGCCCTATTCGGTCGCACTGCCGGCGTGGCTGGAGAAGGTCTCGGAGGACCCCGCGTATGGGTGGGCGATCTCGGCATGGTCGCGAGCGTGTTCGGTCGAGGGGGCGTGGTTCGACCATGCCAAGGCCGACGCGGTCGCCGAGCGTTGGCCGCGCATCTTTCGGCTGACCGACGACCGGTTCCGCGGGAAGGCGTTCCGGCTTCTGCCGTGGCAGGAGATCACCGTCCGGCTTCTCGTCGGGTGGAAGCTGCCGACGGAAGCGCTCGACCCGGAAACGCATCGACCGATCGTCGAGCATGTTCGCCTCTTTCGGCGGCTCGATCTCTGGATCCCGCGAAAGAACGGCAAGAGCGAGTTCCTGGCCGCGCTCGGCGTTCTGTTCTTCGTGCTCGAGAAGGTGGCCGGCGGGCAGGCCTTCGTGTTCGGGCGGAACGAAGATCAGGGCTTCGTACCGTTCCGCAAGATGCAGGCCATCATCGAGGTCGGGAACGGCATCAAGGAAGACGCTGCCGGCAACGTCCGGGTCGTCCTCAACAAGAAGTCGATCTTCGTCCGCGAGACCGGCGCGCTCTGCGAGCTTCTGACCGGCAAGCCGGACGGCAAGCACGGCCGCTCGCCGACAGTCATCCTCGGCGACGAGATCCATGAGTGGCTGACGCGCGAGCTGGCCGATACGCTGAGGCAGGGAACGGGCTCGCGCCTGCAGCCAATCGAGCTCTACGCCTCGACGGCCGGGCGCAAGTCCTCTCGCGTCGGGTGGGAGTGGTATCAGGAATCGCTCGGCATCATGTCCGGCGACATCGACAATCCTCGTGCGCTGGTCGTGCATTTCGCGATCGATGAAGAGGACGACTGGACAGACGAGGCGGTCTGGCGGAAGGCGAACCCATCGTTGGGGCTGACGCCGACGCTCGATTATCTGCGGACCGAGTTTCGGAACGCGAAGGGGCGCCCCGTCCCGGAGGCGATCTTCCAGTGCTACCACCTCAATCGGTGGGTCGATCAGGTCGGCGGTTGGCTGCCGAAGGCGAAATGGTCCGCCTGCTCGTCCGGTCCCAAGGCTTGGAAGACGACATGGCAGAGGATGAAGGGGCGGCGGTGCCGCCTCGCCCTCGACGTGTCGGCGACGCGCGACCTGACAGCGCTGGTCCTAGAATTCGAGCCGGAGGGCGACGGGGAGAGCTGGACGCTTCTGCCGCTGTTCTGGATACCGGAAGGAACGCTCGAAGAGAGGGCCATCGAGGACCGTCGTGTCGACTGGCGTCGATGGGTCAAGGATGGAGCGCTGATCGCAACACCCGGCGACAGCGTCGATCAGAACTTCGTCGGCGCAGCGATCAAGCAGGCCTTCGAGGACTTCGACGTCGAGGCCGCCGGGTTCGATCCGTGGAACGCGCGGAAGCTGATCACCGATCTCGAGGCCGACGGTCTCGACATCGAGCTCTTCCATGAGATGCGTCAGGGAACGTCATCGCTCGGCGAGGCCACGAAGAGCTTTGAGCGCATGGTGTTCGCCGGCGAGTACGACCATGGCGGACATCCTGTGCTCGCCTGGATGGCCGGTCATTGCCAAGTCCGCTTCGACGAGAACCTGAACTATGTGCCGGCCAAAAAGCGAAGCCTCGACAAGATCGACGGCATTGTCGCTGCCGTCATGGCGCGAGCGTTGGCGATGAGCGGGCTGGAGCCCGAAGTGTCCGTCTACGAAACGCGGGGCATTCTGGAGATCGAGATCTGATGATGCACGTGCCGAGCATCCGACGGTCCGCCGAGGCCAGCGTCGTCGAGACGCCTGCCGTCGAAGCGGTCGCGACGAGCGCGTCTCAGTCCGTCACGGCGAAAGACGGTTGGTTCGTCCGGCTGATCGGTGGCGGCAAGACGAACGCCGGCGTCAACGTCAACGAGCATCTGGCTCTCAACCTGCCGGCAGTCTACGCCGCCATCAACCGGATCGCGAACCCCATCGCGACCTTCCCGTTTCGCGTCATGAAGCCGACGAGCAGCGGCGGCATGCAGGAGGCGAAGGACCATCCGCTGTACGGCCTCCTCGGCACTCGGCCGAACGAGTTCATGTCGGGCCGTACCCATCGCAAGACGCTGATGGGCCACGCGCTTCGCTGGGGCAACGGGTACAACGAGATCGAGCGCAACTCGGATGGGCAGGCGGTGGGCCTCTGGCCGCTCATGCCGGATCGCACGGCGCCCCATCGCGAGAACGGCGATCTGTTCTACCGCACGACCATCGACGGGCAGCAGTTCCGGATCGAGCATAGCGACGTCCTGCACATCATGGACCAGTCGTTCAACGGCTATGTCGGCATCTCGCCCATCGCGGTCGCGCGCCAGGCGATCGGCATGGCGTTGGCGATGGAGGAGTTCGGCGGGAAGTTCTTCGCCAACGACATGAAGTCGGGCGGCTTCCTGATGCATCCGGGCAAACTCGGCGTGGCCGCGAAGAGCAACATCCGCGGCGCGAACGGCGAAACACGGGCCGCCCCTGAGAACCCTTCTGCCGCGCTGGAGAAGCAAGGCGGCCTCGACAACGCTCATCGGGTGAAGGTGCTCGAAGAGGGGATGAAGTGGGTTCAGACCACCATCCCACCCGAGGACGCTCAGTTCCTCGGCAGTCGCGAGTTCCAGATCGCCGAGGTGGCGCGCATGTACGACGTGCCGCTGATCATGCTGCAAAGCCACCAGGGCACGACCACTTGGGGCAGCGGCATCGAGCAGCTGATGATCGGCTTCGTCATGCAGACGATCGCGCCGTGGGTTTCGGCGATCGAGAGCGAGTGCAACTGGAAGCTCTTCACCGAGGAAGAGCGGCGCGCCGGCTACGTCGTGAAGATGAACATGAACGCGCTCCTTCGCGGCGACATGGCGGCGCGTAAGGACTTCTACTCGACGCTGTTCGGGATCGGCGCCTACTCGCCGAACCGCATCCTCGACCTCGAGGACGAGGACGGGATCGGCCCGGACGGCGACCATCACTTCGTGCAGGCCGGCTTCATCCCGATCAGTCGCGCCATTGCCGGCGAGACGGCGGCGCCGCCGGTCCCTGCGACGCGAACCGAGGAGACCGACCGATGAAATACGCGCGCATTCTGATGGCGGTCGCTTCGGAGATCTGGGCGATGCATCCGGACAAGCTGGAAGCGATGATCGACCTGCTCGCCCTCCAGGCCGACGGCATCAAGTTCGATGCCTCGGAGATCGAGGCCCGCATCGGAGGGCGAAGCGAGGAGGGCGGCTCGGCTCGGCAGGGCTCAATCGGTATCCTGCCCGTGCGCGGTGTCATCGCGAACCGGATGAACATGATGTCGGCGATCTCCGGCGGCACGAGCAACGAGGCACTGTCGGCGGCCTTCCGTCAGCTCGTCGATGATGACGGCGTGAAGGCGATCGTCCTCGACATCGATTCTCCCGGCGGAAACGTCCAGGGCACCGAGGAACTGGCGCGCCTCATCTCCAGCGCGCGAGGCAGCAAGCCGATCATCGCGCAGGTCGATGCGACAGCCGCGAGCGCCGCCTACTGGATCGCGAGTTCCGCCGACGAGATCGTCATCACGCCGACGGGCTGGGTTGGCTCGATCGGCGCCATGACGGCGCATCAGGACATCAGCGCTGCCTTGGAGAAAGCGGGGATCAAGCGCACGCTCATCTCCTCGTCCGAGTTCAAGAACGAGGCGTCGTCGCACCTTCCGCTGTCCGATACGGCGAGGGCGCATCTGGAAGAGCAGGTCCGCTACATCGACGGCATGTTCGTCGATCGCATCGCTGCGAACCGGAACATCCCGTCCGATCGCATCCGTGCCGACTTCGGCCGGGGTCGCATGGTGATCGGCGAACACGCCGTCTCGCGCGGCATGGCCGACCGCGTCGGCACGATGGTCGAAACTCTTCAGCGTCTCGGTGCCTCAACGACCGTGCCGCGCGGCTCCACGCCACGCCGCAACAGGGCGCGCGCCGCCCTCTAACCCCATTCGCCAGCGGCGAATCGCCCGCCCGTCCCGGCCATCGCCGCGACGGGCTTTTTCATGTCCACCAGAAAGGACGGATACCATGACCACCAAGCGACACGCCGCTCTGCTCTTCGCAGTCCCGGTGCTTTGCCTCCTCACCGCCGCCCTGTTCGTCGGCCTCTCGGCGCCGGACATCTCCGCTCACGCCCATGTCGCGCAGGCGTTCGATCCCTTCGCGGTCGTCGTCGCATCCCCGCTCCTCGTCGCTCTTCGCGACAAGCGCGCCGATCTCGGTGCCCAGATGCAGGCCCTCGTCGAAGCTTCCGAGTCCGAGGACCGCGATCTGACGGCCGAGGAGGAGGAGGCCTTCGACAAGCTGAAGGCTGAGAAGGAGAGCGTCGAGAAGCGCATCGGCCGTCTCGAAAGCCTCCAGGCATCGACGGCCCCCGTCGTCATCCCAGCGGCTGCCCGACGCGGTTCGATCGTGCATCCGCCCGCGGCGGGCGCGCGACGCGAATTCGAAAGCGTCGGCGAGTTCATGCATGCCGTTCGCTTCAACCCGAACGACCAGCGCCTGAACTACGTCGAGAACGTTGGCGCCGAGGGGGACGGCGAAGGCCTGTCCGCCGAGATGCGCATGGATGACGGCCCGTCCGGCGGCTTCGCCATTCCGCCCGAGTTCCGCAACACTCTCCTGCGCGTCCAGCCACAGGACGCCATCGTGCGGCCTCGCGCACAGGTGTTGGAGCCCGGCAACGCACCGGACGCCAAGGTGACGCTGACGGCGCTCGACCAGCGCGGCGCCGCGCCCGGCAATATGTTCGGCGGTGTCGAGGTGCAGTGGATCGGGGAGGGCGAGGAGAAGCCGGACACCGATCTGAAGCTGCGCGAGGTGAGCCTCGAGCCGCACGAGGTCGCGGGCACGATCACCATCACCGACAAGCTCCTGCGCAACTGGCAGGGCTCCTCGGCCTTCATTGAGGCGCAGATGCGCGGGGCGGTGCGCCAGTCCGAGGACTTCGCCTTCATCCACGGCAATGGCATCAACAAGCCGCTCGGCATTCTCAACTCGCCGGCGCTCTTCAAGGTGCCGCGCGGCACGGCCAACGTCATCACCTATGATGACGTGGTCGAGATGGTGGCGCGTGGACACGGCAACGGCGTGTTCGTCTTCAGCCGTTCGGCGCTGCCGTCGCTGATGAAGCTCCGCGATCCCGCCGGGAACTACATCTGGGTGGCGTCGGCGCGCGAGGGCGAGCCTGCATCCCTCGCGGGCCGACCGGCGATCATGTCGGACCGCAACCCGCTGCTCGGTGCCCTCGGCGACATCTGGTACGGCGATCTGTCCATGTACCTGATCAAGGACGGCTCCGGCCCGTTCGTCGCCGCGTCCGAGCATGTCCTGTTCAAGCAGAACAAGACGATGATCAAGATTTTCTGGAACGTCGACGGCAAGCCCTGGCTCACCGCCCCGTTCCCGCTCGAGAACGGCTATCAGGTCTCGCCCTTCGTCGCCCTCGACGTTCCCGGCGCCTGATCGCTCTCGCAGGCGCCGCCTTCGTCGGCGCCTGCCATTTTCCCCCGTCCACAACTCGTAGGAGGTTCCCATGCCTGCTCTCATCGAGCGCACCGCTCGCGCCGCTTTCAATCTCGGAGGCAAGCCGGTTCGCGCCGGACAGGTCGTCACCATCGATGCGATCCAGCTGAAGAAGCTCGCCGCGTCGGGCTGTGTCTTCGAAAGCGAGGACGACAACGCGTCGGTCCCGAAGGCCGACATTCCAGCCCTGAAGCGCGAGGATGTCGAGCGCGTGTCGCGCGAGGCTGCCGGCCAGATCGAAGCCATCCGGCAGACGGTCATCGACGCGCAGAAGGAAGCCGATTCGGCGATCGCCGCGCATCAGGCTCGCGCGAACGCCGCTGGTGACGACGCCGAGAAGGCGATCACAGCACATGCCGAACGCGTCACGACTGCCGGCAGTGATGCCGACAAGGCCGTTGCCGAGCACGAGGAACGTGCGGCGAAGGCGAAGGCTGCGGCCGACGAGGCTGAGAAGGCTTCGAAGGCTAAGGCGAAGTAAGGTGCGCGTCGTCGTCATCGCGCCACCGGAGCCCATCGTGGTTCCGGCGGACATTCGCGGAGATCACGCCGCCGACGATGCCTTCGTCGTGTCGATGATCGCCGCGGCGACGGCGGAAATCGACGGTCCGGCGGGCTGGCTCGGCCGCGCTCTCGGCATTCAGACGCTGGAGCTGCAGGCCGATGCCTGGCCGGACCCGTTCTGGCTTCCCTATCCGCCAGAGATCGACATCGTCGGCATCTGGTACACGGACGCCGCCGGGGTTGAGCACGAGTGGCCTATCCCCGAGCCGATGCATCGCGATCGTCTCCCGGCCGTGCGCGGACGCATGGGTGATGTTCGCATCCGATACCGCGCCGGCTACGGGAAGTGGCAGGGGGAGGGTGACGCTCGGCGCTTGGTCAACGACCCGCCGGCGAACGCGAAGGCGGCGATCATCCTCGCGACCGGCCTGCTGATCTCGATGGGATCGGAAGACGTCTTCCTCCAGCAAGAGGACGTCGACGGCGTTGGCTCGACCCGTCGAACGGTCTCGCCATACATCTCACAAGCCATAGAGCGCGCCGTCGGAAACCTGCTCTCGCCTCTTCGAGTCTTCGCATGACGCCGTCGCGTGCCATTCGGATGCTGGATCGGCAGATCGCCAAGTCCGGACAGAGCGCTGTCCTGCGGCGCGTCGTGCCGAACGCGGAAGCGCTGGAGCGTTCGGTGCGCGTGTTCTTTCGAGGTTACGGGGCGAAGGAACTCGTCGGCGGAATCCAGCAAGGCGACAGCCTCGTCGTCATCTCACCGACCGACTGGTCGCAGATCGAGATCGAAGGGCTGCCACTCCGCAACGATCGGCTTCGAGTGGCGGGACGGCTTCGCAACGTGGAGAGCGTCAATCCCGTGATGATCGACGATCACCTCGTGCGCATCAATCTTCAGGTTCGCGGGTGATGGCAACGCGCACCCGCATCGAGCCCATCGACCGCGAATTCGAACTGGCGCTGCGCGATGAGCTCGACCCCGCGCAGCGGAGCCGGCAGTTCGCAGCCTTCGCCGCCGAGGAGATCGATAAGGCGGCAGAGGAAAACAGGAAGGTTCTCGGCCGCACGCCAGGCCGTCGCGTCTTCGTCGATGGTCGAGAGGGTGCGCCGCTGGACAGCGTCAGTGCCGGCGGCGTGATCTCGGCTAAGTTCGAGCTGTTCGACCAGATGCTCGAATGGATCGGCGAGCAGCTGGTGAAGGCGTCTCCCGTACTCACGGGGCGCTTCTCGAAATCGCACGTCCTTCTAGCGGACGGTGTCGAGATCGACACGGCCAACCCGCCGGCGGACGCAAGCGAGTTCATCTTCCTCAACACGCAACCTTATGCGCGCAAGATCGAGCGCGGGCAGTCGTCGCTTGCTCCGGATGGCGTGTACGAGGCCGTGGCCGCGATGGCCTCCCGGCGCTTCGGCAATATCGGCAGGATCGGCTTTAGCTATCGCTCGCCGCTGATGGGCTACGTGGCCGGAGGAGCCAACCGCGAGGAGCGCGCCCGACTGCGCCACCAGCCGGCGAGACGGTCGGCGATGGCGATGGAGCGCACAACGCGCGTGCCCGCCATCATCGTAAGGACGTTCGGCTGATGGCACAGAAAGAGGTGATCAACGCCATCGAGGCGCGGCTCGCGAGCGGCTGGGCCGGAGCGGACGTCTACGGCATCAACGGCACCGATGGCGATACGCCGGAAGACGGGACGGCCTTTGTCGTCCTGCAGTATCCGTACAGCACTGCTCGCCAGCTCACCTTCGGCGCGCCCGGCTTCAACGTCTGGCGCGAAGAGGGGGCAGTCCGCTTCGTCATCCATGTCGAGCGTGGTTCGGGCGCCGCGCAGGGCTTGAACTGGGCTGCCGAGATCGCCGCGATCTTCCGCGGCAAAGAGTTCGACGGCGTGCAGACCTTCGCGCCCACATCGCCCGTCGTCGACGACGCGAACGAGGACGGCAACTACTACGCCCTCTCCTTCGCCGTTCCCTATCAGTTCGACATCGTCGGCTGATCCACGAAACCATCATCGTCAGGAGAAACCCATGGCATTCGCTTCTGGGAGCGGCGTCCGCGTGGCCGTCGTGAAGGAGGAGACGTTCGGCGTGACGCCGCCGGCTCCTTCCTTCGAAACCATCCGCGTCACCTCCGGGGGCATGCGCACGACCAAGGCCACCGGCACTTCGAACGAGCGTCAGCCCGATCGCAACGTCCGTGACGAGTTCATGCTCGGGAAGGACGCGACCGGTTCCTACCAGGCCGAAATGAGCTACGGCTCATTCGACACGCTGCTCGAGATGGCGCTGTTCGGCGACTGGACGGACGACGTTCTGAAGAATGGCGTGACCCGTCATTCGCTGACCGTCGAGGAAACGCGGACCATCGGCGCGGCCGAGAGCTATTCGCGCTTTCGCGGCGTGATGCTCAACACGATCTCGCTCGCGATCGCTGCGCGAGCGGTCGTGACCGTCTCCCTCGACGTCATGGGGATCGAAGAGACGCTTGCGGAAGCCCCGGTGGCCGACGCGACCTATGCCGACCCGCTGACGACGCCCGTCTCGACCTCCTCGGCCAACATCGCGCAGCTGAACGTCGATGGTGTCGTGCCGGCGCCGAAGATCAGCAATATGAGCCTGCAGCTGGCGAACAACCTTCGCACTCGTCCGGTGGTCGGATCCCCGCTCTCCGAAGAGTTCGGTGAAGGTCGCTGCGAGGTCACGGGCTCGATCGAGTGCTACTTCCAGAGCAACGCGCTCTATCAGAAGGTTCTCGATCACGGGTCCGGCGCGCTGTCCTTCGTGATCGGCAATGCGCCCGGCGCCGGCTACCGGATCACCCTGCCGAAGATCATCTTCGGCGATGGCGAAGTGACCGCCGGCGGCAATGATGACGACGTCATGGTCAACATCCCGATCCGCGCCGTCCTGGAGTCGGCCGAGGGCTGTTCGATCAAGATCGAGCGCGGCGTCTGATGCGGACGGTCACGCCGACGCGCGGCTTCACGGCCTATCCGAACGGGAAGAAGGCGCACTTCCCGGCCGGGACACCGCAGGAGGTGTCCAACGCTCTCGCCGAGACGATGGAGGCCAAGGGCCTCGTCGACGTTGTGGCGAAACCATCTCGTGGTGGCGCAAAGGCCGCCGCGACCGAACCCGGCGCGCAATCCGCGTCGGACAGCGATCCCGAACCGGCCCAAGTGGCCGACTGAGACTGCGCGCAGCACGGCCGCAGGTGCTCGTCGGGACGCCTGCGGCCACCATCCCGACAACCCGAAGGACATCGCAATGAAGCTCTCCGCTCTGAAGATCAACGCCACGGCCGTCGAAGAGGGCGCCTGGGTCGACAACATTCCCGAACTCGGCGGCATCCGCCTCAAGGTCCGCGGCCACGGCAACGCACATTATCGTCGCCTCCAGTCCAGATTGATCGAGGCCACGCCGCGCTCACAGCGCCAGCGCGGATCGGTCGACAGCGACGTGATGGACCAGATCACCAACAAGTGCCTCGCGCAGACGGTGCTGCTCGATTGGGACGGCCTCCTCGACGACAACGATCAGCCGATCCCGTTCTCTGCGGAGGCGGCGCTCGCCTATCTCTCGGACCCGAGCCTGCGCCCGTTCCGCGATGGCGTCGCGTTCGCTGCGGCGATCGTCGCCCAGACGGAAGAAGAGGGTGCGAAGGACGACGCGGGAAACTCACCCTCTGCCTGAGCTGGAGCCTCAAATGGGGCTCCAAGCTCGAATGGCTGGAGATGCTAGCGGAGGAGGGCGACGAACCGCAAGCCCTCCTCGACCGTCCGTCGGTCGAGCCGCATCTCCTGCCATTCTGGGAGGCGTTTCACGAACTCTCGACGGATCGACCCATCGGCATGGCCGGCGCAGGTCCGATCCCGTTCACGTCGATCGACCGATACGCCTCACGCTTCGGCTTCGACGACGCGAACGAGTTCGACCGCCTACTGCGCATGATCCGGGCGATGGATCAGGAGTATCTTTCGAACAAGAGGCCATCTGATCAGTGAAGACAAGTCTTCATTTAAATGTGGACGCTGTGAGTATTTGAACCTCTTTCGACGTGCCCTTAAGCAGTGCTTTTCTGCCGTCCTTAAAACTTACAGATATAATTCGCTCTTGACGATTGCCACCGCCGAGAACGCCAGCAAGTAACCCCAGCGGTCCTAGCGCAATCGCGCCCAAAGCTCCCCATCCTAATTTGCCGGCGATGGATGCTTTGTTCTCTTCCGTCACTACATCGAATTCAGCCACTTCTTCCAAGGCGATGCGCTCAAATTTGAGTAACGAGTTCTGAAACGCGAACTCTCGGTTGTTGAGTAGAACGTTAATTTCAGACTTCCAATCACCTGCCAGTAGTTTCAATTCTGATGACTCCGTTTCTTAGCGCGACGCATTCGTAAACCGTTTCTCAGGCGGTAGGGCTTGCCATGTCAACACTACGTGCAATTCGCGAGATCGTCGTTCGGCATACCTCCGAAGGCGCGGAGAAGGTCCGTCGCGAACTGGATGCGCAATCGGCAGCGAACGAGAAGCTCGCAAAATCGAGCGACGGCGTCGCCCGGTCTACCGAAACCACGTCCCGCCGGCAGACGTCGGCGCAGGGCGCCTACGATCGCCTGCGCTCGCGGATCGATCAGACGTACCGTGCACAGCTCCAACTTGAACGCGGGCAGCGCGACCTGGAGCGCGCCGAGCGGCAGGGGATCATCACGGCGCAGGAGCATGCGCGTGTGCTGGAACAGCTTCGCGCTCGGACGGTCGGGGCGGCGACCGCGAACGATCAGCTGACGCGATCGGCCCGTCAGTCGGAGGGTGCTTTTTCGCGTCTATCGGCGCTTGCTGCCCGGATCTCTCCGATGACGGCGGCGCTCGGCGTCGGCGGCCTCGTCGGAGGCGGGGGTGCCGTGATGATGCTGACGGAATCGTCGCGGCGTATGGAGGAAGCCGAGCGGGCCGGGCGCCGGTTGCAAGGCGTGCTGGAGGCGACCGGCCAGGCGGCCGGGCTCTCGGCGCGAGAGATCCAGACCTTTGCGGACGGCATTGAGGCCGGCACGGGGCGTGCGGCCGAGGAAGTCATGGCCGTGGCCGCGCAGCTCTCCACCTTTACCTCCATCGGACGCGAGGAGTTCCAGCGCACGATCGTCGTGGCGAACGACCTGTCGGAAGTGTTCGGGGGATCGCTGCAATCCTCGCTCGACGCCATCGCCCGAGCTTTGGACGATCCGATCAAGGGGTTCGCCAATCTTCGCCAGCGCGGCTTCGCACTCGAAGAGCAGGAGCTGAAGCTCGTCGAGGCGTTCATGGCCGTCGGCGATCAGGCTCGTGCGCAGGATGTCATTCTCCGCAACCTCGAAGGGCAGGTCGGCGGTGCCGCCGTGCGCGCTTACGATGGGCTGACGAAAGCGCAGGGCGATGCGACGAAGGCGACCGAAGACGCCATCGATGCCTTCAATCGCGCGAGCGGCGCGGCCGATGCCCGTATCGCATCGACGAAGGCCTATGCCGACACGATGCGCTTCGTCGCCGACAACATGGACACGATCCTGCCGGTGGCCGGCGCCTTGACGGCGCTGGTCGGGTCGCGCCTCGCCACGTCGTTCGTCACCTCCACAGTCGCCGCAAACGCGTTCAACGCGACGCTCGCGACCATCACGACGCGAGCCGGCGCGGCATCGGCGGCGATGGCGCTCCTCGGCGGACCGGTCGGCATCGGGATCACGACCGTCACGGCCATCGCGACCGGGTTGCTCATGTGGTCGCGGAACGGCGAAGAGGCCAACCGGACGATGGAGGAGCACGAGCGTATCGTCGGCGAGATCCGTGACCGCTACGCCGAAGCCGACGCCGCGCGTCGACAGATGACGCGCAGCGAACTGGAGGTCGATCATTCTGCCGCGCAGTCGGCGGTTGACGAGCGAGCGGCCATTCTCGACGCGGCGGTGCAGCGATTCGAGCGCGCGGTGTCAGGCCTCGACTTCCTCGAAGGGTATGACGATCAGCATGCTCGCCAGTTGCTCGACATCGCTGCTGGTTACGACGGCGCCGCCGGCAGCGCCGACGCTTTCGTCACGAGCTTGCGCACGCTCGCCCGCACCGACCCCGGCTTCGCCGAGTACATCGCGCAGATCGACGGCGGTATTGATGCCTTCGCCGCTCTGGCATCTGAGGTGACGAATGCGGAAAACAGCGTCGCCAATGCATCCGCAGCTTTGATGGACGTCACGGGTCACATCAATCGAACGACGAGCGCGGTCGCTGGCGGCACAGACGCGCTTGCTGCCTACAAGTCGGCGTGGGACGCGATCGGGCAGCGCATCCCGGAAGTCGCCAAGCAGATGAAGGCAGAGGCCGACCTCGTATCCTTGAATGAGGAGATCGCGACGGCGCAGGGCCGCATCAACCAGATGATCATGTCGCCACATGCGCGCGGCGAGGAGTTCAAGCGGCTCGAGGAGTGGGGCGCGCGCGCTCGAGATGAGATCACGGGGCTTGCCACCGCTCGCCGTCAGCTCGACGAATACGAAAACGGTGCGCGTGTCGGGGCAATGGATGCGCGCGCGCAGGCTGTCGCGCGAGAGGCGGGCGTCTACGAGAAACTCCGCAAGGAACTCGAGGCCGCGGGTGCCGACACGGCCGAACTGGAGCGGGCGCAGGCCGCGCATACCCAGACGCTTGCGACGGTGAATGCGCGTTTCGACGAGCAGGACGCGGCGGCGCGGCGCGCCTCCACCGGCATGAAGGAAGCCGAGAAGGCGGCTCGTGAGCTTGAGGCCGCCAACCGGGCGCTGGCGGGCGAAGCCGATGCGGCCATCCGAACCTTCTTCCCGTGGTATGCCGCAGAGCAGGATGCCGAGCGGCTTCTCGCCGCCATCAACGACACGACGAATGGCCTCGACGACATGCAGCGCGCCGCGCTGCGCCTACAGATCGCGAAGAATTTCGAAGACGCCTTGCCGAAGGTGGACGAGTTCCGCAAGCGCGGCGTCAAGTCCGCTGAAGATGTCGGCCAGGCGCTCGCGAACAACATCGGCTCAACGCTTCTCGACATCTTCGATCCGAGCTCGACCGACAGCTTCTTCGACCGCGTCCTGAAGGGCTTTGCCGATATCGGACGTCAGTTCGCCGAGATCGGGAAGAAGAATACGCTGGAGCTCCTGTTCGGTAAGGACGCAGCCTATACGGCGGCGAACGACAACCGCCGTTCCGTTTCGCCGCCTGGGTTCCCGGCGGGATACGAGCTGCCCTTCGGCGGCTCGCGTGAGATGCGGGCTCTCAACGACAATCTCGACCGTTCGGCGCGGTCGGCCCTCGCAGTCGCGCGGCAGTTCGATGGCCTGAACGAGCGCGCGGACTCCAAGGTGCTCGACGGCTTCATGCAGGCGTCCGGCAACTGGAACAACCTGTCGGCGGCCGACACGGCATGGTGCGCGGCATTTGCCAATGCCGCGATCGCGAGGACGGGCGGGCAGGGCACCGGATCGAACCTCGCGTCATCGTTCATGGGATGGGGATCGGGAACGAATGCGCCGCAGGTCGGCGACATCGTTGTCCTGAAGCCGCAGGCGCAAGGAACGTCCGGCCATGTCGGCTTCGTGGCGGGCTTCGGCGACGGCACCGTGCAGGTGTTCGGCGGAAACCAATCGCACGGGGCGAACACAAAGAGTTTCGGGCTCGATCAGGTGCGCGGCTATCGCACCGGACCCGGCCTCCGAGAAGCCGTGCGCGACGGCTCGCTCGATGCGCAGCGCGCGATCGCGCAGGGCTCGGTTCCCGGCGTTGGTCCGCAGGCGGGCGCGACAGGCGGACAGACCGTGCAGGGCGGCATCTTCGGGCCGCAGGGGCAGGCGATGCTTGGTGTCGGAGGGGCGGCGTTCGGCGCCTTTGCCGGCGGCATGCAGTCCGGCTCGCCGCTCGGCGGTCTCATGGGCGGAGCGATGTCCGGCTTCGGAGCGGCAGGTTCCATCGCGACCGCATTCCCGGCCTTGGGTGCGATGGCGACGCCGATCGGCCTGATCGGTGGAGCCGCGCTCGGCCTCCTCGGCGGCCTGTTCGGGCGTTCGAAGCGCAAGCGCGAGGAGCGGCGCCAGCGAGAGGAGCAGGAGCGCCAGCAGCGCATGCAGGCGCAGCAGCAGCTCGACGCGCAGATGCCGGCGATCCTGGAGCTGCAGGACACGCTTCTCGACCGCGCGTCCGGCACGCTTGAGAAGGAGCGCGCCCGCATCTCCGCGCAGCTGAAGCAGTACCAGCAGCTGGCGAAGACGGCGAAGAACAAGGCCGAGATCCAGCGCCTGAACGAGATGCAGGACGCGCTCTCCGACTACATGGAGCGGTTGTTCGACCAGGTGCGCCTGACGAAAGACGCGATCGTCACCTCCATGATGGCCGGGCGCGGGCTGGAGCCGGAGTTCGCCAAGGCGGCGGCCGAGGTGCGCGAAAGCTCGCTCGCCATCCGCAACTACATCGCCGACCTGACGGCAGCCGTCGGCGAGGGCTCGCCTGATATCGCCATCGCGCAGACGGCCGGGCGCGAGCAGCTTCTGCGCCAGATTTCCGGGCCGGAGGAGCTGACCGAGATCTACAAGGCCCTCGACACGATGCACGGCATGGCCGCCGCGCTCGGCGACGAGCTGCAGAAGCTCGGCATGTCGGCCGAGGATGCGGCGCGCGCCATCGCCGATCATCTGACGCGCGGCATCGACAAGCTGCGCGACGACTTCGCCCAGGGCATCCGCGGCGAGATCGCAGACGCGCAGGGGCTCGGCTACCTCAACCAGATCCGCTCGCTGATCGAACGTCGTGACGAGATGCGCGCCGATGCCCGCTCGCTCGGCGTCGATCCCGCTCTGATCGAGCGCTGGTTTCAGGTGCAGGTGCAGAACGTCGTCGACGGCACCGGCCTCGTCGGCGACGCGCTCGATCCGCTCATCGATCTCTTCCCGCAGCTCGCCGGCGTTCTCGAGGAGAGCATGGCGACGATCGAGAACGCCCTCTCGCGTGCCGAGAGCGACCTGCGTTCCGCCTACAACAAGCAGAAGGGCGAGCTGGAACAGAGCGTGTCGCGGCTGGAGAGCTTCTCGGCGGCGCTGGCGAAGTATCGGGACGACATCCGCCTCGATCGCAACCTCTCGCCGCTGGCGCCCTTCGCCAAGCTCACCGAGGCGCAGGAGAAGTTCCGGCAGACCGCCGCGAAGGCGGCCGCCGGCGACGAGGAGGCGCAGGGCCAGCTCATCGACCTGTCGCGGTCCTATCTCGACGAGGCCAAGAGCTACTACGCATCGAGCGAGCACTACTTCTCGATCTTCGACGAGGTGTCCGGCATCCTCGCCCGCACCGAGGCGAGCGCGAAGGAGGAGATCGACGCCGCCAAGTTGCAGCTCGACCTTCTCGATATCCAGGTCGGCGCGCTGATCGACATCAACGACAGCGTCCTCTCCGTCGCCGACGCCATCGACGCCTTCAACGCGGCGCAGGCGGCTCGCGACACAGCGCAGGCGAAGGCGCTGGAGGACTATGTCCGGGCGCTGAACCCGGAGGCGGCGATCCCGTCCTATCAGCCGCCGGGGGTTGCGGTGAACCCGGCCGACGGCGGCGCCGGCGACGCGGCCACCGGCCCGAAGGCGCTGACGTGGAAGAAGATCGGAAATGACGAGACGGGGGCATGGCGATCCAGCGAGGGCCAGTACTGGAGCCCGCGCGTTGAGCGTGCGAGCGACCAGAACGGTTGGCAGACGACGATCCTCGGCCCGCGAACGCCGTATGAGGCGGGGCTGAACTTCGCCAATCAGCTGCCGCAGGAGGGGCAGGGCGGCCGGTGGATCAACGGCAAGTGGATCAAGGACCGCTTCCTGGGAGGCATGCAGACCGGCGGCATCGTCGGCAACGGCGAGTGGAACCGCGACAGCGTGCTCGCTCGCTATGCCGGCGGCGGCAACATCGCTCTGGCCGGCGGCGAGGGCATCCTCACGGCGCCCGCGATGCAGATGCCCGGCGTGCGGGCCTTCATGGAGGCAGCCAACGCCCGCCGGCTGCCGGACCTTCGCATGCCAGTCGTGCGGGCGACGGGTGGCGGCGGCGAGGCCGCGCTCGTCGCCGAGGTTCGCGCGCTGCGCGACGAGGTTCGCACGCTGCGCCAGGCCGTCGGCATGGGCGCACAGGAGACGGTCGCGGCCGTCGAGCGCGGCAACGCGGTCGCGCGGGAGGGCGTCAGCGCATCGAAGAGGAGGAACGCGGCGTGACCGATCAGAACATCGGACCTGAAAGCTGTGAGCCGGGGCACCGCACGAATCTCGCGTCGGCGCTCGGCGACTGCGCTGGGATGGGTGACGATGCCATCCTTCAGGAACTGCGGGGTCTGCGCGCCGAAATCCGCGAACTAAGACGGGCCGTTGCTATTGCGGCTCTGTCCCATAAGCGGCGAGGAGCTTTCTGACGGTGATCTATCTCGTCGAGATCGAGGCCTACGATCCGCTGGCCGGCGCCGTCGTGGTCGAACGCTTCGCCACGCAGGGCTACACGACCGGGCCGAACGACACGCCCGCGCACACGCATTTTGAGGAGCGGGTGCAGGACCCCGGCAACTTCCAGCGGTCGGTGTTCGAAGCCGGGCGCACGAACGGTGCGGCCTCGGCCGGTTTCGGCTTGATCGAGCTGGCGAACGCGGACGGCGGCATCGACCGGATGGCACGCTACGCCGTCGATGGGCGGGCGCTGCGCATCACGGCGCTGGCCGACGAGCGTTCGCCCTTCGCCTCGCGTGTCGGCGTGCTGGCCGGCACGATGCAGCAGATGGAGTTCGGCTGGCGGCGCGCGACGGTGCGCCTGCGCGACCGCATGGCGGCGCTGAACGAGCCGCTGCAGAAGGTGGTCTATGCCGGCACGACGGTCGCCGGCGGCATGGACGAGGCCGAGGGTGCAGAGGACGACCTGAAGGACAAGCCCAAGCCGACGCTGTGGGGCAGGGTGCTGAACGTCTCGCCGATCCTCGCCAACCGCTTCGATCTCATCTGGCAGGCCTCCTCGCGACCGCTCGCCTCGGTCGAGGCGGTGCGCGACAATGGCGTGCCGATCAGCTTCCAGGCGGACTATGCCAGCATCGCCACCTTGCGCGCCGCGGCGATCCCGGCCGGGCGCTACGGAACGTGCCTGTCGCTCGGGCTCCTGCGCACGGGTTCGGTGCCGAGCGGAGACCTCACTGTCGACGTGACAGAGGGGGCGGCGGGCCAGCGTTCGGCGGCGCTCGTTTCCCGACGCATTCTCGAGGCGGCGGGCTTCGTTGCAGGCGCTGACTTCGTCGCGTCCGACTTCGACACCCTGCATGCGGTGAACCCCGCCGAGGTCGGGACGTGGACAGGGCTCGACCGCCGCGACGTCTCGGCCGTCCTTTCGTCGGTCCTCGCCAGTGTCGGCGCGTGGATCGTGCCCGATCGTCTCGGCCGCTTCCGTGTGCGCCGCCTCGACGCGCCGGTGTTCGACGCCGATGCCCCCGTCCTCGATCGTGCCCTGGTGCTTGATCGCGGTGACGGCATCGAGCGACTGGCGACAGCGGATGACGGCTCCGGCGTGCCGGCGGCCAAGGTGACGATGCGCTACGCCCGCAACTGGACGATCCAGTCCAAGGCGACGCTTGACGCCACCGCGGCAACGGCGGCGATGAAGGCGTTCGCCGCCGAGGAGTATCGCAACGCGCTGGCCGAGGATGCCGCAGTCCGCGAGCGCCATCTCCTCGCGACCGAGCCGAGCTTCGACAGCGCCTTCGTCAACCTCGCCGATGCGCAGGCAGAAGCACAGCGGCGGCTCGGCATCTACGGCGTGCGGCGCGACCGCTACCGCGTGCCGGTGCCGCGCGCCGAGCTGCCAGACATCGATCTCGGCGACGTCGTCACGCTCGCCGTCGACCGCTTCGACCTCGCCGGCGGCAAGCCCTTCGTCGTCCTCGGCGAGGACGTCACGCTGGTGACGGGAACGACCGTCCTCGATCTCTACGGGTAAGACATGGCGCGAGCGCACAACATCATGCTGGGCTTTCCGAACCGGATCGACCAGTGCGAGATCACGGGCGGCGCATGGGTGGAGAGCCTGCCGCTTGCCAATCTGCGCAACCGCCTGTTCAGCCGCGTCGCGCGATCGACGAGCGCTGCCGAGAGCGCGACGCAGATGGTGCTCGACCTCGGCGACCCGAAGTCCATCCGCATCCTCGGGCTCATCGCTCACACGATCACCCTGCAGGGGCGCCTGCGCATCGAGGCCTCGCAGTTCTCCGACTTCCGGACCCTCGTCCACGACACGGGGTATCGCGACGTCTGGGGCGGCCTGATCGGCGCGCCGTGGATGATCGAAGAGCTGGAGTGGGAGTCCGACAACTACTGGTACGGCACCTATAGCCGTGAGCAGGTCGAGGGCTTCACCGCCGTCTCGGTGCATGTGCTCGATGCTCCGGTGTTCGCGCGCTTCTGGCGCCTATCGGTTCAGGACGCGCGCAACCCGGCGGGCTTCATCCAGATCGGCCGCGTCTTCATCGGCGAAGGCGTGCAGCCGCGCATCAACTATTCCTGGGGGGCGGGCGCCGCCTACGAGACCGGCACGCAGGTCGAGCGGGCGCTCGGCGGGGCGAAGTTCTTCGACGTCCGCGAGCCTGTGCGCGTGTTCCGCTTCACGCTCGAGCACATGAACGACGAGGAAGCCTTCGGCACCTTTCAGGAGATCGTGCGGCGCGCCGGCATCCACGGCGAGCTGATGGTGATCCCGGACCCGACCGACCTCTACCAGGGCCTTCGCCGCAACTTCATGGGCAGTCTGCGCCAGCTCTCGCCGCTCGAGCAGGTGACATGGATGGACGGCGGCTCGGCCCATTCAATGGCTTTCGAGATTGAGGAGCTTCGCTGACATGGCCACGAAACCGACTGCCGAGCTGGATCGGCTCTCGCGCGTCAACGGCGAGTTCTACGATGCGACGGCGAACCCGTTCGGCCTCGGCAATGGCGGCCACCGGCAGGTGTTCCCGAAGGCGCTGCAGGACTTCAGCGTCGTCGGCACCTTCGTCGCCACGACCGCCGACGAGGTCTGGCAGTTGCGACAGGCGACGTCCGACGATCGCCGTCAGACGGGCGAGGACCGGGCTGCCGCAGCCGCGAGCGCGGAGGCGGCGGCGACATTCAACCCGAACAACTATGTTCGGTCCCTGTCGCCCGGTCGCCTCAGCATGGAATGGGACGGGTCCGAGATCGTCGTCACCGTCGACATCTCGCGCTTTCCGATTGCGCTGCGTGAGAACGTCAATGCTGCGCTGGCCGCCAAGATGGATCGCGCCGGCGGCAACATCGGCGCTCTGACGGTCGCCACCAGTGTGACCATTTCCAATGAGGGGACGGTCTCGCTCATCTTCCATCGCCCCGGCGTGAAGACGTCCCGCTGGTCGCTCGGATCGAACGGCGACATGGTCCTGGCAGACAACGGAACCGGGGCGGCAGAGATCACCATCCCTGCCGGGGGCGGGCTGCGCACGCATGGGAAAAGCATCCAGACCGCAGGCGGCAACATCGACATCGCGCGCGGCAAGCTGTTTGCCGGCGATGTTCGTGCGTCTCGCGGCACTACCGGCGCTGTGTTCCTGAACGACGCCGACAGCCGATACATCTATTGGAACGGCGCCAGCTACACGCTCGGGACCGCAGACGGCGAGCAAGTGATTTGGCACTCGGGCAACTTCAACCCCGTGTCGAAGCTCACAGGAGCGGCAGCGACGGTCGCAGGGTTCGCGAGCGGCAACAAGGGGCTGCCGTACTTCGCGCACACTGACGGGGACGTCATCTACCTTCAGACCGCTATCGGTTACATCCCTGTTCGCGATGTATCCGGGGGCCGCATTGCGTTCGGCTGGGACAACTCGCATCTGGTCTTCAGCGTCGATAACAGTGCGGCGGCACGGCTGGCTTACAAGTCCGAAGTCGATGCGAAGATGCCGTATCCTGAAACCTCCAACAATCCGGACGTGACCAGCTTTCCGATTGGGACGGTTCTTATTGCACTCCACTCGCCAGGCGGTCTGACCATTCGTCAGTACATTTCGATGGGGAAGGGGGCGGGGACTGGAGCCTACTACCAAGTCAACGGTCCCGTACCTTTGGCGGGGACATGGGTCGTTCTCGGGCTGACCGGCTTTCTGTCACCTAATAGCGCCAGCCCTGTTTACCTGTGTCAGAGGATCGCATGATGGAACTCCTCGAAATCTACGCCCACGAAGATTACTACGTCTTGCGCGTGCGGTTGGTGGAAGGCGGCGACATCGTGCCCTACACCTACCGCTCCGACGATCCCTACGCGCCGGCAGATCTGCGCGAGCTGGTCGAGGCGCGGATCGCCGAGGGCGACATCCCGCCGCTGCCGGACGACATGCTGCCGGACCCTGAACCTGTGCAGCCGCATATGCGCGAGCGCATGGCCGTCATCAACAGCTTCACTGACGATCAGTTCGAACTCTGGGACGAGCGCTTCCGCACGGCGCCGGCTCGCCAGCGCGTGACCTGGAACAACGGCTCGACCTTCGCCAGCACCGATGACGCCTGGCCGACTGTGCAGGCGCTGTTCGTCCACGTCTTCGGCGAGGAGGTCGGCAAGGGCTTCTTCCCGGATCACCCGACCGCCTGACGGCCGCCCCCACAACCTGACCGACACCGGCGCCCGCGAGGCGCCTTTTTCATGTCCGGAGACATCGTCATGCCTATCCCGGCCTCGTGGCTTCCCGCCGCGGTGATGGACCGCGTCCATCTGCACTGGACTGGTGGCGCGCTGACCGCCAGCGTCCTCGACCGCCGCCACTATCACTTCATCGTCGAGGGCGACGGCAATCTCGTGCGAGGCGATCTGCCCGTCACGGCCAACCAGAAGCCGATCCGCGGCAACTACGCCGCTCACACGCTTGGCGCCAACGCCGGCGCGATCGGTGTGTCGCTCGCCTGCATGGCGGGCGCGCAGGAGAACCCGTTCCGCGCGGGCTCCTATCCGATGACCGAGGCGCAGTGGCGCGCCGGTGTCGAGATCGTCGCCGAACTCTGCCGGCGGTACGGCATCAAGGTCTCGCCGAAGACGGTGCTGACGCATGCGGAGGTGCAGGCGACGCTTGGCATCGCGCAGCGCGGCAAGTGGGACATCGCGCGCCTGGCGTTCGATGCTTCCGTCTTCGGCGCGAAGGTCGTCGGCGACCGTCTGCGTCGCGACGTCTCTGCCGTCCTCGACGGGAAGGGGCCGAGTGCGCCGAAGCTCGTCGAGCCCGAGAACGGCAAGGCGCCGCCGCCGAAGATGATGGAGATGTCGGGCGTCGTCACGGCGACCAGCCTGAACTTCCGCCGCGCGCCGGATGGCGAGATCACCGGAAGCCTGCCGCGCGGCACGGCCGTCGACATCCTCGACCATGATCGCGGCTGGTACGAGGTGCGATCGCCCGCCGGCTATCGCGGCTTCGTGGCCGCCCGCTACGTCGCACTCGCCTGACCCTGAAACCTGCCAGAAACGGCCGCACGGCCGAAGGAGAAGCCATGCCCAAGAACACCCGCAGCATCGTCCTCCAAGCCGCGATGGACGGCGTGCAGAAGGCCGCATCGTCGCCCTCGATCCAGATCGACTACCCGGCCATCGCCCCAGTCGCCAACCGCGTCGCTGCGGAGCTCACGCCGATCGTCGACCACCTGACGAATAACGAGGCGTGGTATCGCTCGCGCGTGACATGGGGTGTCCTCGTCGCCGCCGTCTGCACGCTGGTGAAGCCCGTGACCGGCGAACTCTTCGACGCGGCGCAGACGGTCGAGATCGTCGATGCGCTGACGTCGGGCGGCCAGCTCTTCGGTTTCGGTCTGACGCTGTATGGCCGATACATCGCGAAGAAGCCGATCGGCGCCTGATCGATGATCGTACTTCGCGTCTACCGCGGCGTCGCGGATCACTTCCAGATCCGGCTTTCGGAATGGATGATGCTCTGGCCGTCCTTCGGCCTGTGGCTCGCCTTCCAGGTGGACCCGGAGATGTTCAGCAAGAGCCCGTCCTATGCCTACCTCGAGGCGTGGGCGACGCAGAACACATGGGCGGCGATCGTGGCGCTGGCCGGCCTCTGCCGGCTCATGGCGCTGACGATCAACGGCACATTCAAGGGCTTCGCCTTCTCGCCGCATATCCGGGGCTTCGCCTCGCTCGTCGGGGTCGTCGTGTGGTCGCAGATCTCGCTTGGCTTCCTCGTCGCTTACGTCTCGGCCGGGGGCGCGCCGTCCGGCGTCATCGCCTGGTCGACGATGGTGATCCTCGAGTTCGCCAACACCTATCGGTCCTTCTCGGACATCGGCAAGAATGCAGCGGAGCGGGGCTGATGTGGGAATGGCTGGCAGGCATTGATCTGGAAAAGGCCGCAAACGCTCTCGTCATCCTGATCACAGGCATACTCGTCGCATTCGGCTTTCGGGGCGGGAAGCAGGCGCCGGCACCGAAGGAAGCTGCTGGCTCGGTCGAGATCGCGGGCGCGCTCGTCGATAGCTCGAGCGTGAAGTTGTTGGCCGGGGAGATGCACGGTCACACTCTGGCGCTCACGGCGCAGACGGCGGCGATGGAGGCGCAGACAGAAGAGCTGGAGGAGGTCCGGCACGCCCTGAACCGCGTGCGCGACTCGACCGACCGTCTCGCGATGGTCAAGGCGATGGGGCGGTAGGCGGAACAACCGGCCCTATCGCAGCATTGCATAGACAGTCATGGTGATCCCCAGCCCGTCGTCTCCACGGAGGCGGCGGGCTTTTTTCGTTTTCAAGCCGACCGATCGCGCATCTGGTGTTCGGAGTTTCGTGGTCAGCGGATCCACGGCCTCTGCTGGTCGTGATCCCTCGTCGACATCTCCGGCAGGGGCAGGCCGAGAACGCCGCGGAACACGACCTCGTCCTCGATGCGCATGGAGAAGCGGGGGTGCGACAGGACGAAAGAGGGGAAGGCGGCCTCGGCGTCTCTTGCGGCCTCCCTCGGCCCGTCACCCTCGCCCAGGTACGTCTTCGGCCAATCGATCCTCCAATGGCAGGCGATCGGGAAGCTCCACATGAACGCCTTTCGCGTGTCGTACCCACGGTTGGTATGTGGCGTGATTTGCGCAACCCGCCAGCCAGCAAGCCAGCCATCGAAATAGCCGTCGCCCCAGCCCTCCCGAGCTCGCCATCTGAAGCGGAACGGCCGCTCATCATCCATCGCTGCACCGCTTGCCAAATCGCCTATGCGTTCTCCATATGTTCGCATGATCGAGACGCTTGGAGAAGCATGGTCGGCCGGGTGGCGGCTGAAGGTCGCGTGCGCCTGGGGCACCCGCGACGGGCTCAAGAGCGTGCGTGAGTGTGGGCGCCGGCACGATGTCGATCTCGAAACGCTGATCTGGACGCGGGGCAGGGACTTCCCGCTGTCGCTTCTGCAGGAGCGCTTGCGCTGCCCGACCTGTGGCAGCCGGCGTGTGCGCGTCGGCTTTGTCGTGCCGGACAACCCGGCCGAGGCGGCGGTGCGTTCCGTCGGAAGCGCGCGGCGTGGAGCCTAA